GCTACCGCCACCAGCTTCTGTTGTTGTGATCGTCCAATCACCAGAATTGTACGTCATAAAGTCATTAAAATATCCGTAGAAAGTTTGATCTGACGGATATGGTAAGAACATTGGTTGATCCTTTTTTGCTTCGGTAGCTTCATTGTTACCTGCCCATAGGATCATGTTCTGAAAATGTGGGTTAGCCATATTGCCTCCTTGGTTGTATAGCCCTCGTCATGCAGTCTCTATACACGTCTGCCTAGCCAGTGTGCATGACTAAATTAATCTAGGATACTTAAGTTTAGTATAAATAAAAAAAGGCGCTCTTACAAGCGCCTTTCTCCTTGGGAGGATCCAATAAATTTTATGAACCTTGTGATCCGTATACACATCTAGGATCTGAAAATCCAAAGCTGTATCTCTCACGTGCTTTGTATCTCATGTTTCCTGTGTCAAAGTCACCTTCCATACCAGTGGTTAGAGGTGCTCTTACAAAGTGTTTAAATCCATTAGTAGCATCAGTTTTAATAAAGTATGCATCAGTATCAGATAGATAGTGGTTAATTGTATAACCCTCTGGTAACATACCCATGTTTCTGAGTGCATTGATATCATTGTCAGATGTACCAACTCTGAGGGTAGAATTTAATATTCTATCAGCTACAAATTGAATGTTTACTGGGATAATTAATTTTCTTCCCTGCATTGCAATTTTTAGTCCTCTTTCATCGATAAAACCTGCAATATCAATCATTGCTTGCTCTAATGAGGTTTCGTTCAAATCAGCATCAGTTGAACTTCTGTTTGAGAAAGTTCCACCTAAAGCAGTTGGGTGTGCAGTGTTTACTAATGAAACACCATCACCACCAGCAGTTGAGAACGCATTATTTAATATGTTCGCTGCTTTTGTTTGCTTTGTGTATGCCATTGAACGTGCCAATGATCTAGTGTATCGAGCAGATAAAGTGTCGTAAAGATTGTCTTCGACTGCTTCCTCAGTTAAACTGAATGCTAATGCAACAGTTTCGTGAGAATATCTAGCTGTGAAAGATTCTTGTGCAGTGTCAAACTGAACAGCAGCACCTTCTTGCTTTACAGCAGCTTCGCCAAATCCAACTAACATTACCTCTTCTTCAAAAGCTCTGTCACTAGTTTCTTGGTCAAATATTTCAGCATGCTCGTTCTCATAACGAGAATACTCCATTCCGAACAAGGCGTTTAGGCCTGGTTCCAGTTCTTTCGCCAGTTGGGCTCTATTAATAGCCATGGTAATCTCCTATTCGCCTTTTACGAGCTACCAGTTGTACCAGTGCCACCATTCAGTTCATGGTTGTTAATCTTTACGACAAAGATCGAGTTATTCGCTGTTGCGTCATTACTCGGAGTGTCATAAAAATCAATCAACTTCACTTGAAGTGCAGCCGTAGTATTTTTGGAACTCGAATCAATTTCAACGCCTGATACACCCGTAGTGGTGCTACCAGCCCCGAAAACTAGATTACAGTTTTCATTTAAATTTGCAGCTACTAGATTTGTTGCGTCTGAATCTTGCTGACAGATAAATAACTGATGAGGATCATCAGCTACAAATGCTATCGCATCAGATGCTACTGTTCCATTAGGGAACGTATTATTAAATCTAGGCTTTGATGTACTTGGGTCTGTATAAAAACAACCCATAAATACTCCCCTTATAGCGTCGCCCGCTGTTGCTATAACGATATTTCCATCGTTACCTTGTTTAACTGGATCTCCAGTAAAAAGTCCGCTTGCGCCACTTGCAATAGAGTATTTAGTAGTACCAGTAGTTCCGCCTGGGGCAGAACCAACTTTAGCTATTGGTCTTAAACCAAATGCTTGGTCTATGTTAGCCATAGTAGTCTCCTAAATTATTTCAGAGACAATCATCTTACTAATTAAGACTTTTTGCCCCCAAATGTTACTCTGCTTTGCCTGTCTTGTGAGATAGGCATTGCGGGGTGCTCGTCTTTGTGTAGATCTTCCTCTATTGCTTTTGTCTTATCGTTTGTAAGATTACGAAAATATTCATCTCGATCCTCTTTTACTTCGATAGGACATCTCATTAGTAGAAGTCCACCTGTACCAATAACGCCTTTGTATTTACCATCCTCAATGTGAGGTAAATCCATTCTGTCAGGATACTCATCAGCTCTTACAAGCTCATATCCACTTCGTAATCTACCGATGACATTTTTTTCATCTTGTTGACCACGATACTCAGCTCGTACCCACCTGTGGTGATAACCCTCTGGTGGTTCCGGTGCGTCAAGGTTTGATGGAGGAACCCATCCCCTCTTGCGAGTCACCTTTTCACGGGTTTCTAATTTGCGTGATAGATTTTTAATTCCTTTAGTAGTCATTTACGCCTCCTTCACGTGTTTTGCGTATTCTTCAAGTGGCACACCAAGTTTTTTTGCAATAGCTACCTGTGAAGGTGTGAGTCTCACAGTGCGACGTCCCGATTTTGTAGATCTATTTGCAGACGCAACCGGAGGGACGGATTGTCGGGTGGTCTTGTTGGTATCCCCAAATTTGTGAGGAAACTCTTTTCTCATTTGATTGTCAAGTTCTTTATAATATTCTTCTGATTTAGGATCAAGAGCTTCTTGTTCTACTAATCTCTTATGAATACCAAAAGCCGCATAAGTCATAACCTCATCTTTACCAAACCACTCATTATCCTCAGCCCACTGTTCGGCTCTTGGATCAGGTTTTTGATAAGCAGGCTTTTCAGGCTCCTTTGGAGAATTAACAACTTCTTCTTTTTGTGAAAGTAATTTTTCTGCTTCTTTTAATCTTTGTTGATCAATTGCAATTTGAGCTAGTTGCTCTTGAGCTTTAACCACAGCATCATTATCTTTAGCTAGTAAAGCTCTTTTTAAATTATCTTTTATTACTTCTGATTGAGTATTAACTCTTTCTTTAAATTCAGCAGTATAACCTGAATCTAATTCTTTTGTTTTTGCTTCAAGATTTTCGTTTTGTTTTTTTATCTTTTCTGCGTACTCTAGAGCTGCAGCCTCTCTTCTTTCAGCCTCACGCATTTTTTTAGTCAATTTATCAATACGTTTTTTTACTGATTCAGAATACTCATCTAATTCATCATTTTTTGTAGTCTGTTTAGATTGTTCCTCGACGACAACTTCAGGCTCTTTAGTTTCAATTTTTTCTTGAGATTCATCTTTTGAATCTTTAATTTCTACATCAACAGGATCACCAGAGGTGTCTATAGGCACCATTTTCTCCTGCTCACTTTGTACTTGTTGCATAGACTTCTCCATGGTTATAAAATATTAGCTGGCAAAATATCTCTAGGATCATCAACGACAGCCAGTATTTCATCGTCGTTAATAATTCTTAACTCACCACCATCTATTTTTATTCTAGATCCTGCGTAACGAGTTATTAACACCCAATCGTCCTTTTTACACCAAGGACCATCAGGAAATCTGTCTTTGTCTTTATATGCACTAGGGCCAACTTTTAAGACTTTACAAATATTAGTTGTAATTTGTGATTCCTGTATAGTTTCATCTGTTAAATGAATCCCACCTTTTGTTTTACCTTCTAATTTTAATGGAAATAAAACTATTCTGTACCCTGTTGGCGTGGGTACCTTTTCTAATTCATTCTTCTTTTTTTCAGCCGTTGCACCATCCCATACGTGCTTTGGCATGAGTATTTTAGTCATCATCTAGCTCCGTTTTTCTAAGCAGGTCCGTGAGTTCCTGTTCCTCTTGTTTTAATGCTGCTAATTTTCCAGTAAGATATTTATAATCTGCCCAATCTTTAGCGAGTCCGTTAAGTATAGACTCTTCTACTTGCTTTTGTCTACTAATTAATTCTTTTTTATAAAAAGTAAAAAAATTTTCTATCCGCATGATTTCATTAATTCAGCTAATTTTTTACATCGGTTTGGTGTTTGTTTGTTCCATCTTGAGTCAAGCATCTCGTAACTTGCACCAATAAAATTAGCTTCTTGCAGGCATTTCCACATGTTTTTAAACTTAGCTACTCCGTACTGTCCAAGTTGGAAGCACATTTCTGCTAACACGTGTTGCGCTGTTTCAGGTAAATCATCAATATTATTTTGAGTCATTAATTGTTTAGCTTGAGCTATTGCTCTACTTAAATCTTTATCAAATACTGATTGTAATTCTTCTTCAGTGTATTCTTGATCGGGAACAAAAGGATCTCCTACAACAACTTTATGACCCCAGCCAATGGTGTCAAACCCCTCGGTATCTTGATAAATTTTATTTCTGAACCCTTCACTTAATTTTACTGATTTAGATAATTCTTCGTAACTCATTATTTCTTTTTAAATAGACCTATCGCACTTGATCCAGCCTTGATGCCAAAGCTTGCAGAAATCGCAATATATAATAAATTGTGATAATACGACGGTAGGTCTTGCAAAGCGAGAAACCCTTTATGAACATGATCTTGTAAAGGCGTGAAGACTAAAACTGCTGGAAGAAGTAGTACAATTAATGCTACCTCATCTTTCCACGATCCTTTCATTTGATCGACAGCACTTTGCTCCCATGCAACTTTTCCAGCTATCTGATCTTCTTTAAGTTTCTGTGTTGCTTTGATTGTTGTTAATTTTAATTCTTGTTTTGCTTTCTTTGTTTCTACAAAACCCTTGACGCCATCAGCGACGACGCCAAGAAGTGGTTTTGCTAAAAGTTGCCACATATAATTTTAGATTGCTCCTATAATTACAATTACAATTACTGCCACAATACCAGCTTTAATCCAATCTTTCATTTTCCAATCAGACCATTCTTTTAAGTGATCGATTAAGTCTCTAATTAAATTCATAGAAACCTCCTTTTGATTTAATAAAGTATACTATTTTACGCCTTTAAAAGCTACTTTTTTTATTTGCATATTACTAGTCTGTCCTTTTGGTCCAGCACCTTTATTTTTTTTAACAACAAATGGTGCGTAAGTTACCGCTGCATCAGATGCAACAATAGTATTTGGAAAAGGATTCTTACTAGGAACCTCAGTCATTTTTGCATTTTTAAATTTCATTAAAATCCTCTCTTTGCTATACCCATACCTTTTATGGTTATTCTTCGTTTTATACCAGTTTTTTTATTTACTGAACCACCTTTTTTGTATTTTTTTGCAAGTTCAGGGTCCATTTTTTTTTGAACAGCTTCAGGTAACATTGAAAAACCTTTGTATTCAGCAGGCACGCCACCCTCTTTCATAGATATTACAGATCCACCATCTTTTTGTTTCATCACCTCTTCAAATGATCCATCTGGTTTTCTGATAAACGTTCTGTCATTAACAGTAACTGTTTCTCTTTCTAAAGTAACATTACCTTTACCACCTCTACCCGGATTTCTAGTAGGTTTTGGAGGTTTATTCATTTTTCCCTCTTTAAATTTTTTAGCTATTTCTTGTTCAATTATACCTGCTCTTTTATCTATGCCAATGTCTTCCGTTACTCTTGCAATAGACTGTAAAAGAGCTTTTCTTGACAGTCCAGTCTCTACAGCTTCATTAATCATCTTCATTTCAGCTGATGAAAGTGCGCCAGGTAATTTATTTTTTGATTTATTTTCGTCAGACATGATTAATGTATAGTTGGTTTTATCAAATTTTTCAAGTCTTTGACATTATGATCTAAAATTTCTTGAAATTGTTGAAAGTTTAAGTTGTTTTCATACAAAACTTTGGCTGCACCCATCATTGCACCAGCTAATAACACATTATCTTCGCTGTTTTTTGAAAATTTATGTGCAAAATCCATTAAATTATCAAAATAAAAAGCTAATTTTTCTTCGGCTTCGGTCATAGTAGTTATATTAGACTGATATTTCACTTTTACAACTTACTTTTTAGTTTTTTTGGATATGCCTGCCCTGTTTAAGGCAATTGCAATGGCTTGTTTACGTGATTTTACTTTCTTTTTTGATTTTCCAATGTTTAATTTTTTATCTTTAAACTCTTTCATTACTTTGCTTACCTTTTTTTCGGCTACACCACCCTTTTTAAGACCTTGTGCTTTTAATTTTGCTGTTGCAGCAGCTAAACCACCACCTTTAAAACCTTTCAATGACTGAAAAGTCGGAATTCTTGTTCCTGCACGCAAAAGTTTTTGTATATCTTTTGGATCTATTCTTGCTCTATTAGCTTTAAGCTGTCTTCTTAGTTTTCTTATCTCTGCTGGTGTAAATTTTACCATAATTAATTACCCCTTTGTTTTGACAAATTAACGTTTGCTCTTAATTGAGATATGTCCTCGTTAGATTGTATTTTTTCTCTTTGTATTTTCTCCTGCTCTTCAGTTTTTTCTTGATCAAATTTTAATCTTTCTTGATCGTTCATAGCACGTCTGTTTATTTCAGCTTCTTGTAAATCTAAATCACGTTTTTTAAGTTCAAGTAAAGGATCAGTTTGATTACCTTCTAAGTATTCTTGTTCTTCAGCTACCATCTCTTCTGTTCTTTTTGCTACAAGTTCAGCAATTTCTTTTTCATTTTGCATTTGGAATTGTTGTAGAAGTTCTGGAGGTAATTGTCCTCCAAACTTCATAGCTTGTTCTTGAATTAATGGTGCATTCTTTTGTTCTATTTCTTCTCTTGCCTGTTGTGAAATATGTTCTGACACGTGAGCCTGTAATATAATTAATATTTGCGGATTATTTTTCACAAGAAACGATGACATAAAGGCACGATGTGCATTGATATGTTGTTGATGATCTTGACCAGGGAAGACTTGAAATGGTAACTGTTTCAAAGCAGAAGAGTTCTCGGCTCCTGGATCTTTTGGTGTTGGTGGTTGTGGCGGTGGTAGTATTGCATCGACACCATCTACGCCTAATGCCATGTACATTCTTTTGTATGCTTCATACAAGCTATGAATTTCCGGTTTTGATTGAGCTAATTGTAATTGAGTTTGAGCCAAAGATATTCTTTGTGTCATAGAAAATATATTAGGATCACTTACGGGTATTACGTCTACACGATCATCAAAGTCTAAAACTTTAATATTTCTGTCTCCACCACGAACTGAGTATGGATAACTAGGTGGCAAGTATTCTGAAAATACTCTAGCTAAAATTTTAAACTCGATATGTTGTGCGTAATGCAATCTTTTGTGAATACTAGACATGACCCGTGAACCACGTTCCAATAATGCCATTGTTGTACCAACAGGATTTGCTTGTGAACCATCACCAATTTTTTGATCAGCAATAGAAGCGAACTCTCTACCACTTTGAACGACAAATCCTAATAGTTGAAATAATGTATTATCAGGCCCCTTGTAAGGCAGTGGCATTAAGCCTTCACGAATGCTACCGCCTGGAGCGTCTACGTCTCTAAATTCTCCTGGCTGTATTGGTGAATCATCATCCCTGATTCTAAGACCACGTGCCTTGAATCCTGCAGGTAAATTTGACAAGGTTCCCGCATCAATAAGCTGACGAAGCGCACTGGTAGCCGTTCTTGATAAACCACCGAGCATATGGATAAGACCAAACCCGTAAAAACCAAGACCAGGCAAAAACTTAAAGTGAACAAAAAACGATACCTTTTCTTTTTTTGGATCGTTGGGTTTATAGTTTCTGTATATTGATAAAACTTCTCTTGAGTTTTCATCAATAGTAATAATGTATGGTAATTTAATTCCAGTTGGTTCTCCGTTAATATCTCTATCTTCAAAACCTTCGATATCACATTCAGCATGAAACTCTATTAAATTAAACTCATAATCATCTTCTGATTTTTGCACACCCTCAAGTTTATCCATTTTATCCTGAACAGGATCTTCATCACTTTGTCCAGGTGATAAATCTATGTCTCTGTAAAATCCTGATACTTGTTTTTTACGCAAATCATTTTCAGACATTTTAAGAACATGTGCGATACGTTCTGCCGTCATAAGATCTGAAGCGTTGTAAGGAACTACTAAATCTTCAGATGGAATAAATTTTGATACTGCTCTGCCTAAACTTGCATCATAGTAAACTTTTTTGAATGCAGATCCTGCAAGAGGTAAATGAAATAATAGCTGATCCATTTCAGGATCATACTCTTGCATAACATTTGTTATTTGATAGTTCATAAAATCTTTGACACGCTCTGCTTGTGCTTCTTTATCCGTGGTTATTTCACCAACAATATTTACATCCACAGGCCCTTTTGCAGGTAACATCTCTCTGTATGCGTGAGCTTGAAATTGCGTTACAGACTCTGCAAGTAATGGATGTGTTACACCACTAGCTCCTTGAAATGGTTGAGATCTTTCATCATACTTAAAACCAAGTAAATCTAAACCTTTTGCAAATCCTTGCTCCCAATCTTTTCTTGAAGATTTATCATCTTCAAACTCACCAAGAAGTTTGCTTGAAATTCTCTGTAACTCATCTTTCGACACTATCTCAGCTAGATTAGCAAAAAAATCTGTGGTCGGTTGTTCTGGTGTAGGATTAAGAATTGCACCACCATCCTCTGTCATTACCACATCTGGTGTTATATTTTCTACTGTTTCTACATCAACAGCCTCTGCATCTATGGGTGCATTGTTAGCTTCTATTCTTTTTTCTACAACCATTAAGCTCTACTCCTTAATACATCTAAAAGTGGGTTTTCTTTTTTTACCATCTTTTCTACATTACCGCCATCTTTAAAAACTTGCGGTTCACCCTGAATACCAAAAAAAGAAGCTAGTGAGGGATCATTAGCTATTACACTTTGAAACTCTGGGCTCTCCATCATATCCATTCCTATAGTTTCTCCAAGAAAAGTTGCAGGTCCACCCATAAACAGTCTACCCGTTTTCACACCTTCGGCTATACCTTTTAAAATTTTCTTTGCTTGTTCTGGTGAATTTTTATAAATTTTATCTACCTGAGACAAAACTAAATCTAAATTAAACTGTTGTGCTTTGTTTAAAGTGTTTTTTCCTATTTCTTTTATTTTTGAATATATTTTTGATTGTGTTTTAGGTTTGTCAACACCAGTAGCTGTGCCTTTTGCTTCGAATACAAAATCAAAATTTTTATCTAAATATTTATTTTCAAAAGCTTTCGTAATGACAGGCAAACCATTCTTGCCTATACGAATAGCATTTTTATATCTTGGTTTAACAATAAACTTCTTGCCTTTTTTAGTGACGCCTTTTTCTAAAATATCTTTTCTCATTTGTTCTGCATAACCAGCTAGATATCCAGAACTTTTAATTAAATCTAATTGAGGCTTAGTTAAACCTTTTAGAGCAGTGTTTCGATATTTTTTCATCGCTTTATTAAAACCATCAAAATCATCTACAAAATCATTTACGTCGGGCACGTTAGCTATTGCCTTAATCTGTGCTGTCTTAATTCCAGAGTCTTTAAACACTTCAAACAAATCAGGACCCATAGCACGCTTTACATCTGAACCTGCAAGTATGTTTGCTATTTTAGAAGTTTCTCTTTCTACTCTTGTGCCTGGCGGCTCGTTTAGTGAAGATATAACATCGGACATCGCTGCTGTTGAAGATGCTAGTTTTGGTTTACTTTTTAATTTTTCAATCATCTGACCAAGCAAAGGATCACCGCCTTTTTCTAATTGAACTATTCCACCATCTTTTTTTACTACCTTTGGTCCAAAGCCAAAATCTTTTAAAAGTTTTAAAATTTCAGAATCTGTTAAATCATTTATCGTTTGTATTGTTGATGGATGCAAATCTTTGGGATTAAAAAAACCTCTGTCTATCATTTTATCTAGCAAAATCTGTTTCAAAGGATTGTCAAATTTTTCGTCCATTAATAATATTCCCTCATATAGTGCGTGTCACGTGGTTCATCTTCAAAGTCACTAGGTAAATTAACAAAGTTACCTTGTCGAAAGCGCAACACAGCTTGTGTCATGCTATCCACTAAATCATCATGGTCACCATAAGGGAAAGCTGCGCATTCTTCAATCATTTCTTCTGCCCATCTTCTATCGGGAATATACACTTTTCCAGCTTCAAAGATTGGTGCAACGGAGTTGACACGAACGTGCTTATCGTTTCCTTTACTTGGTGTAAAATTTAGCACAGGGACTCCTATCTGACGAAGTTCATGAGTTAGGGGGGTGCCACTTGCTTTTTGCTCGACAATAACACTCTCTGGCTCCCAATATTTATACTGCTCTAATGCAATTTTTTTTAATTCTGGGAAATCCCACCTCCCTTTTTCTACATCAACTAATATTAGGTGTGGACCCTTATTAGGTGGATAGAAAACTCCCCACGTAGTGATTGCAGAAAAATCGGCTGTTTCTTTTTTACTGAAAGCTGTATCATAACTTTGTATAACATGAACAAGATCTGGGATGTCATCTTCTTCCCACTTTTTCCACCATTCACGTTTGATAATACTACCTTCTTCTGACGTAGGATTCTGTTGCCATTGTGCTTGCCACTTTGCTTCGGATAAAGAAGCCTTAACACTTTCTAATTCTTCTAGTTTCCAATAGTTTGGCCACACTGGTTTATCGCTTGGTAAGATTGCAGGAAACTCTATTACTTCCCATTGATCCGCTTTTGGTTCCGTTTGTGCTTTAAGCAATTGACCTGTTAAATCTTTGGTTGACCATCTTGTCATAACAATGACAATTGAACCACCAGGCTGTAAACGTTGACGAGGACCAGAAGTGTACCACTCGTATGCTGAATCAAGAGCCGTGTCACTTAAAGCATCTTGCTCGGAATGTGGATCATCTATAATTAATAAATCTGCACCACGACCGGTTATCGCACCACCGATCCCTGCTGCATAATATTCCCCACCTTTATTTGTTTCCCATCTTCCTGCAGCTTTGGAATCCGCTGCTATTTTACATTCATCAAAGATCTGAGCAAACTCATTAGTGTCAACGAGATTTTTCATCTTACGACCAAACCTTACTGCTAATTCTCCTGTGTGTGTAGTTTGTATCACTTTTAATTTTGGATTTTTACCTACCATCCAAGCAGGAAACAAATATGATGCAAATTCTGATTTAGTGTGTCGGGGTGGCATATTAACGATCAATCTTTTAATCTTTCCGTTTGCAATATCCTCAAATTTTTTAGCTATCTTTCTATGATGATCTCCCTCAATAAATTCTGGCCAAACGTGTTTGACAAAGGGTATGAATCTTTTTTCTGCCAAATTTAACTTTCTTAAGTGTTCCTTAATTAAATCTTCTTGAAGCTGAACTTCCGTTTTGTTTATCATAGTGTTCTATGTATCAAACTGGGGGCGCAGTGTAAATTATTTTGCGTGGCTAGTTTTAGGGGGGTCGGCAGCTGTGGAAGTGATTAATTTTTATTTGATTTGGTTTTAAGTACCTAGGGCCACGGATCATGGCCCTAGAATAAAGATCTTTATTTTTTTAATTCGTCTATTTGTCTTTGTAAGTTAGCAACAGCAAAACTTAAATCTTTAACTCTTAGTTGTAAATTTAGAATAGCATCGTTATGCTGTTTAAATTTAGCGCTAATTAAATTTAGCGCTTCGTTTATTAGATCTAAGTTTGTTTTTGGTTCTTGGTTCATGTTTATTTGTCCTTTCTTTTTAATTCGTCTTGAACTTTCTTTTTATATTGGTCGTATGGTAAATGTCTGTATTTATCAACTGCCTTTAAAAAAGTAATATAATTTGAACCTAGGTTAATTGTTCTTTTTTTTATTTTGTTTTTCATTTTTAATTATCCTTTCTAAAATAATTCTAGTTGTTTTGGGTTTGGTTCTTGGTTCGTGGTCATCGGTTCACGATCCAAAAAATTAAAAGTTTTGTTTTTCTTATCGAATAAAGCACGTTTAATTATTCTGTTATCAACGTAAAATCTAAATTCAAATAAGTCCTTTTCTATTTCTCTTTTTGTTGTTGTGTGGTTGACAAAGTGATTTGAATATTTAGCACTTGAACCAACATTTACATTTACGTTACAAGTATCTTTAGCACCCCAGCTTTTTGAACTGCCATAAATACACGCTTCGACATTGTTCCAAATTGGATATGAATAAGCCATAATTTTATCCTTTCTAATTAATAGCCCACATTATCCCATATTATAGAATTAATCAAATAATTTCAGTAATTCTTGGTACTTGGTTCGAGGTTCAAGAACCATGAAACACGGACAATTAAAGCCATTTTTGGCTAATTTTAGCGTTTTTTCATTATCATATACTTTTATAAGCCCGTCCTTGATCCTTTTAACTATGATAAAAGTCTTAATACCTAGTAAATATCTTTTATAATGCCATGCAATCTGAAAAGAAGATAAGTGAACTTTATTTAGTTTTATACATTTTAATTCAATCCAAATTTCTTTTTTATTATAAACGGCTGTAAGGTCGGGTGTACCTTGTCCAATCCTATTTTCTATCCTTTCAAAATAAACATTGGACAAGTTTTTTTTAATTTGTTGATAAAATTTAGCTTCCAATTTTTGCTTTTATTCTTTCTCCAATTGTTGCTAATTTTTTAATTCTGTTAATTTCAATATCTTTTTGTTTTTCAGTTAATTTACCATCTAAAAGATCATTAAAAAAATTTAAAGTTCTTAAATCCATTTTATC